CAATCGCGCCAGTGATTTGTCCATGAAGCGTTGAACCAGGATCTGAACCAAGGTCCGGCCAATCGAGCTGTTGACGACCATACGCTGATGTTGGATTTGCCATGTGTCACACCTTTCCGAAAAAGTAATGATTATCTAAGTCGTCAGCGTCGCGTTTCTCAACCGACGTTTGTCCTTTGTGGAATAAAGTAGCGCGATGATAGCGTGACACAAGCGTCAAGCCAATGATTCGATACCTGCCTGGCTGTCCTTTGGTATTCAACTGCGCAGCGATTTCCCACTGCAAGTTGCAGAAATCAGGCCCAGCACATTCAAAGATTCGATGAATTACGCCGTAATGGTCTTTGGCTTCGATACACGCAAACAGCAATCCTTGCCGTGGCTGTTTCCAAGCCTTGGCTGACTCCTCTGGCGCAGAGTCATCCCAAGCACCAACGCGAGCAGACTTGTCGGCATACTCGAACTTCCACCGCAAGGCTCTCAATGGTTCTTTTGGCTGCATAAGAGGCAACATCTTGTTACGCTCCACCTGTCATCAAGCTGTGTACGAGAAGCGAGCAACCAATGCCGCCTGAAAGATACCACCGTCTGCAAAAGCCTCACGCAAGTAAATACGGAATCGCAGTTTGGCGCGGTTTCCAAGTACGTTGTCAGTTGAGACGCCAATCTTTCCATTAACCGGAGCCGATGGAGCGTTCTCTGCCAAGTTGTCTGGAGTGTAAAGGCAAGCCTCTTTGATAACGCCGTAAGCAGTTGCTTCATTCACGCCTTGAGCAGACTTGCCGAAGATTTGAACGTATTTCGTTGCAGGATCTCCACCGCGAGCTGTGGCGATGTCGAATTGATTAGAAGTCGCAACATTGTATTGTTGTTCCATCCAGATACCGCCTGCAAGACCGTTTGAGTTGTTCTTGGCTGCCGCTGTCACGTCTGAAGCAGAACCTTCAGCCTTGAGGCTGTTGTAGTCTCCAGATGCGGTAGCTGCGCCGCCATAGGTGAAGCCAGTACGTGAATAGCTGTCGAGGTAAATCTTGAGGTTCGTGATCGGATCGACCACTGCATTGTGACGCAGGTAAAGCACCTGAGCGCCAGTGTTGAGCGTCTGGTCGATGATTGGCGAATACTGACCGTTCACACATTGGCCAAAATCAACGCCTGTTCCAGCGCCTGCCAATGAGTCAGCAACTTCGCTTCCTCCGAGAGTTTCCGAAACGGTCAGAATAACAGCCATGAGAAATTCCTTTCGATAGTGACTTGCTAAAAGATACAACAAAACTCATTCGGCTGAAATGGTGGCCGACTCACCTCCAACAATACCAGCAAAACCTGGATTCCAAGAACCGAACGGTAGCATAGCAAAAGACCAAAGTTTGACAGGCAGTTTCAGACCATCAGGAGAATAGCCTATTTCTCGAATAAGGCATGGAACGCCATTGAGCTGCACAGAGCCAACTTGAACATCAAGGAGAATCCATTCTCCAATATCCTGCAAGATCGCTCTGTTTGTAAGCGTAAGCCCAATCACCTCACGGTATCCAGAAGCCAGCTTGAGCGTTTCTTTGAGCTGAATCTCAACATCAGCCAGGCGATAAAGGTTCGGATATGACAACTCGCGTGTCAGCTTTCGACCTGCCTGACTGATGGCCGCTGAGTTGACGTACCATGCCGTTGAAAAGATGCTTTCTCGTGACTCAGGCGAGTAACCGTACTCGGCTCTTGAACGATTGAAGTTGTTCTGGACGTCCAAAGTTGGCCGAAGAGAATCACGCTCAATATCCCAGTTTTTGGCTATGAAGCTTGGATTGTCATCAAATTCATCCCAATGCATCGCATGAAGGTCGAGTTTTGCGTTCTTGTTTTGGAACAATTCAAGCCTGACTTGCTGAAGCAGATTGACGGCGTATTCCATTGCGAGCGTAGGTTCGCCAATCCACGCTCTGGCCTTCCAGGTCGAGATTGCACCGGTGCTTGGAGATGCTTTGGTCTTGTAAGTCGTCCAAGAAGCATCCAAGTCGCCAGAAAGAACGCCTGCATAGGTTGTCAGAATATCCTGAGCAATCGCAACAGCGTTGTCATTATATCCTGCGAGGCTTTTGCCTTTACAACGAACAAATATTTCATCTGTTTTGTTAAATAAGTATTTGGCGCCATCGAACCAATTTGTGTTATGCTGTTTAATTTCAAAATAATTGTTTGAAACAGATACATTTTGAATCTCAGTTAATGGAACACGATAATAAGTACCTGAGCGCCTGACATATATGTTCGATGTGTCGAGTAATGACAATGTATTTGACGAAATGACGCACTTTACGTTTTCGTGCCAAGTTGTTCCATATGGTATTAGATAATGTCTTCCACTTTGTGTTCCAGAAGCATTCAATGCTGGCCCACCAAGCGTTTTTGAAACTGTGAAAGTTGAAGATGATAATACGGTTTTGATGTAATGGCTTCCGGTATTGATTCCGGTCGGAAGATTGTCTTCTGTATGAATATCAACATGATCATTAACATCGAGTTTATGGTTTGAAGCTGTAAACACAGCAGGCGTTCCAAGCGCAATTGTCACGGTGAGTTCTTCATTGTTCACAAAGATGTCAGCCGCGTTGATAACATATGCTGGAACGTACGCCTGAACAGATGCCGTACTGGTTGTCACGCTTTCAGACCAATCTCCATAGATCACTGGAATGGTTTGCCCGTAAAGTTCTTCAAGCGCCTTTGGATAGTCTGTGGCATTGAACACGGCTGAAGGAAATGTGGCATTGGTCTTCTCAAGCACATCGCGAGCACGGATTGTGATTGATTTTACGGTTCTTCCGAAGCCAGCCTCGTCTGTCACTTCACCACGGAAGATTTGAAAGAAGCTCGACTCAACATCTCGAAGCCCAATCTTTACGGTAACCGTTCTGCCAATCCATCCAGCAAAGTCATCTCCGCTTGGCAGGAACTTGTTAAACCGTCCATCAGCGTTCGACAGCTCAAAGTTCATCTCTGAAAAGACCAGACCTCCATTGAGCCATTCGCCGACTGTTCGGATGACGTCTGGAAAGTTTGTCAAAGCCTCATAGAAATGCTCACCAACGTACTTGTTTCTGTCTGATGCCCGAATGATTGAGCCATCCGGAGCCTCGATGTCCACGATCAGCTCAATCTGATTGCTGAGGTTGTCACCAGCAGCATTCAAGAGAGCCTGGTCAATGGAAGTGGCGGTCAGATATGGTTTGCGATTCGATGAACTCATAGCGATTCATCCACGTCGATTGAGAAGTCCACATAGTCGGCATCAGCGCCTTTGTAATTGTGCTCCTCAGCCGGAATGTCTGACAACTTGCCAAACACAGCAAAGCGGCTGGCTTGTTGAGGCACTGGAATATAAAGACACTTGAGCGTGATTCCTGCGTAGTCGAAGATTTCGCGCATCGACTGGAAGTTTGCTCGACCGTAAGCCAAGTTCCTGAACTCAAGGCCAAGGTATTTCTTCTTGCCACGGTCGTTGCTGACGTTGGTGAAGCCTTCTGTGTACACCTTGTCGATGAACTGTTTCTGTCCAAAGCGAACACGGTCAACGAAGCTCTCGTTGGTAAAGATGACTGCCGCACCGAAGACGATTGTACCAATGCGGATGAAGTTATCTGCTGAGCCTGGATCGCTGATGTTCAAGCGCCAGTAGCGATAAGGATTCAAAGGTAGCGTTGGTGCGATGTAGTACATGTTATTTGCTTCATATTGAAGCTCAATGTTCACCGGAATCGTTCCAAAGCTTGGATCGTTTGAGCCTTCGAGGATGATTGTCGCTGAACCTGACAAGTTGTGATTCAAGATTGCCATCGTGTCGAGGTACACACCTTGAGGCAACTCAGTGTCGCAGGTGATTGTCGCTGAGAGAACGCCTGTCGCTGAGCGCCAATACTGCTCAACAATATCAGTGTTGAGATTGTTCACTGAAAAGCTGTTGGTTGAACTTGTCTGTGTGCTTGTCGCTGTCCAGTTTGCGCCAGTGGTTCCACGGCTTGGGAAATCAACCAAGATGCGCAAGTTGGTTGTGTTGTACAAAGCTGAACGGAACTGGAATGCTCTCGCTTCTTCCTTGACCGCTGTGAACTGAATGCCCCAAGGAACGCAGTAGAATGGTGCGAGATATTGATACTGTGTCAAGTATGGAGCGTCGTTGAGGTAGCCAAGGCCAGGGCATTCATAGTGAGGCAGCACTTTGCTTGAGCGGAATTGTACGCCTGTTGGCTTGTCTTTTCCTTCAAACAATCTTTTCGTCTGGATACCGAGCACTTTGTCTTTGGTGATAAAAGCATCGAACTGCAATCCAGCAATGTTGTCCTTTTCAATGGTCAACGTTCCTTGAGTTGCAAGTGCTTTGTCCTGCGTGTTGATGACCGCGGCTTGCAATGCGACTGGATGGTCAACTCCGATGTCGTATGTGGTCTGCAAGCCTAGAGTCTTTTCAAAGTTCTCGATCAAGCCAGAGAACTGTGTGCCAATTGGTTTGTCTTTTGTCAGAGTTCCAAGGAACTGCAAAGCGACCGGATGGTCAGTTCCGAGTTTGTACTCGGTCTGTAATGCCAATCCTTGCTCTGCTGCTGGTTGAAGATACGGAAACTCACTCAGATAAGGAGTTTCAAGGTATCCATACTGAATCAGTTCAATCACGAGCGAACTCCTTTCGCACTGAGAACGAAGTCACCACGCAGAGAGCTTGCTTTCAATTCGCTCTTGATTGTCGGTATCAAAGTGCTGCGAATGAAATTAGCATCCAGCGCATCTTTTGTCTCGACGTTGAGATTGATATTGAACACTGGAGCTGCCTCACTCATTGGCATTCTTCCGGCATTGAGCTGATTCAAAAGACCACCGCCAAGAGCCTGTGCAGCATTGCGATTGATGACAAACTCACCTGGAGTCAGCATTGCAGGAATCGTATCAGTAAAGCCAATACCAGGAACCAATCCACCTGCGTTGAACTTCATCATCCGCCTAAAAGGTTCCACAAGGAATCCGAGACTTCCTTTGATTGCATCTTCAAGCGCACCAAGAGGATCTTGAACAAATTTGCCCAAGTCTAATCCAGTGATAAATTTGCCCAATGAATCAAAAATCGCCTTTACCGAATCAGGAACGAGAAGATCTCCGACTTTTTGAAAGCCAGATTTGATAGCGCTTCCTACATTTGTTGCACCAGAGACAATCGCATCACCTGCTTTTTTGACCCATTCTCCAAGACCAAGTTGCTGAACGCCGTGACGATGAGCTTTTTCAATCCATTCGCCTTGTGATTTCTTTTGTGTTCCGCCATTCATGATTGCTTCAAGTAGTTTCAGATTGTCTTTGTCTTGCAGTTTCGAGCGTGGAATCACAAACTCGCCTGGTGAAAGCAACGCTGGAACAGTGTCGTTCTTGGATGAGTCACCAAACACGGTTGCTCGGCCAGGAACTTGACCACCTTCAGCAAACGCAATCCATGGAAAGTCAAAGCCAAGGAAATCTTCAACAGCGCCTTTTCCACCGCCATCAAACTTGAACAGATTCCTGAAGAAGCTGCCAATCTCATTGAAGACCCATGAAATTCCATCCCACATCTTTTGGCCGATACTGCCAAGCGCGTTGCCAAGCCAGTTAAAGGCTGCACTGAGTCCATCAAGAACGACGGTTCCGATGTTTTCAAAAACCTTCATCGCATCTTCAAATGCCTTGCCAAGAGCGTCGCCGATTTCTTTACCGACTTCTTTAAAAGCGTCTCGATAAGCTCTCAACATATCGCCGATGCCGTCAATAAAAGCTTTTACGAACGCCTGAACGACACTGATCCAGAAAGACGGTCTTGAAAGAGCGATAGCAAGTTGTGGAGTCGCTTTAACAAGAGCCGACATGACTGTTGGCATCATTCTCACGAGGCTTTCGATGAATGACTGAACGGCTTTTGGATTGCCAAGCAATTTGCTGAGTCCGTCAACCAATCCTTCAATCAAGCCAACTGCGCCTTCCGTTAGCATTCGAGGAAGGTCTGCAATGATTGCGACCAGATCTTGACCAAGTTGCTTTGTGAAATCTTTTCCTTTTCGAAGCAGATTGACTACACCAGCAATCATTTCACCTTCAGGCCCAAATGCTTTGCCAATCTGATTGATAAGGTTTCCAACCAACGCATCCGCTCCGCCTTGTGCAGCGGCGATTGCGCTGTTGACACCAGACATGATGGCTGCGCCTGTCTTTTCGCTTTGCATCTCAAGAATAGCTTCTCTGGCCTTATCCAAAGCAGCTTGATTCTCTTCAGTCAAAGCACCAGTCAGTTCAAGTTGTCTTTCCAAAGCTGCGATTTTATCCAATTCAGCAGCAGCTTGCTGGTCGATGATTTGGAATGTTCCAAGGTTTGCAGTCTGGCTTTGTTGATACTGCTTTGTCGTTTCATCAACCAAACTTTTGAGCGATGAAAGAGGTTCTTTCTGTGATTCAAGAATCTTCTTTTGATATTCCATTTGAATGGAAGCGTTCCGATTCTCAATCACGGCTTGCTTTTGAGCTTCGAGCGCTTCTTTGTGTTTGCTGTTGAGGATGCCTTGGTCAGCCAATTCCTTGCGCTTCAAGTCGATGACGCGCATCTGTTCTTCAGCTTTTATTTTGATTTGCGTGATTTCGTCTTGGCCTGTCAGTGCGGCAGACAACTTCAAGGCGTCTGTCTGCTTTTGAATGTCTTTCAAAGCTGTATTGGCTTTCTCAACAGCCTTGTCATCAATAACCTTGACTCGCGCACCAGTTTCGCCAAGCGCTTTAAGAGCAACATCAGCCTTCTTTGTCTCACCAGAGAAGCCATTCATCAGATTTGAAGCTTGCTTGATGATTTGACCAGAGAAGCCAGTGTCGATGTTGTTTTTGATTGTTGAGAAGTTCTTGGACACGTTGTCTTTGAGTGAGTTGACTGCCTTTTCAAGACCTTTGAAGACTTGATCGGCAGCTTTTGTCATGGCGTTATCGCCAAACATTCCAAAGAAGTCTCTCAGAGCATAAGCAGCGTTCTCAAGCGGCTTGAGCAACAGCAGACCAATCGCATTAGCAACGATGGCAAAGGCATTGCTCAGTAGATCAGTGTTTCTTACCAAGATTTCAATTGCAGCAATGACGCCAGCGATTCCAGCAGCAATCAACGCGAACTTGCCAATGAGCAGCACAACCGGAACCACAGCGGCATGAGCGGCAGCGGTCAATCCAGTGAATCCGGCAACAGCAGCACCGACG